CTCTTCTCCCTGAATATTAGATGCTAGTGCCATTAGTAATCATAGTTATAGCTGTAATAGACTTCTTTATCTACAGGATCATCACCCTTATAGATAATTACGTCTGGTGTATTTGCTTCATTACGTCGAGTTGAAAGGGACTTATCATACATATCCATCTGCATCTTCTCAGACTGAGCATTTTGATTCTTATTGTGCGCCCGAGCTAGACAAAATGAAACAACATCAGTATGATAAACTTCCGGAACGGTCAGAGGATAGGTCGGACCTACAGTTGTTAATAGCGTTGGCGTCTTAGTGTAATAAACAGTAAGAGAGCCAGATTCAGTGAACGGCGGTCCAGGAGCAAGAGCAACTGATCTTGTAGATTGAACCGACAGGGGCGGCTGAGATGCAGACATAAACCAATACTTGGGCATATGCTGAGACCCAGCATTTAGATCGCCCGTAGTAATGTTCATGTCGTCCATCCACTCTCGGGTAATATACCGAAGAGGATCTGTATTCCAAGATACACGTTGAATTGTCACGCTATCTGGAATCAACATTGGAAAATCAGACGCAGTAGGATTAGAAATCGTACGAGTAAAGATATTGCAATCTGGTGCGTTGCGAATAATATCTAGTTCAGCTTCATAAATCCAGCCGAAGATATCATCATCAGTGATAACAACATCATACTCGTCACCGAATTGGCGTTTAATCCGTCGAACTAGAACGTCAGAGTCCATTACTTCCTCGTTGCAGGCCGATCATCATAAAAGGTGACTAGCTCGTTGGTATTGCTGTCCCGAACAGTGTATTTCGATTTCATACCGGCGATATGGTAAACAACATCTTTAGCGTACTCCCTGAATTCCATATACCTTTGAGCGTCAGTCGCCTTTTGTTGTTGCTCAATATCTTCAATCGTCTTTAATTGGTTGAACCTATTGCCGTCAGCTGCTCTAATACGCTCAAGAACTAAATCGTTCAACACCCAAGCACGTAATACGGGGCGGAGAATACCATCCTTGCAGCGCTCTGCAATGACGAAGGGTTCTTCTGAAACATCTTCTACATGATCGGGATCTAAGCACAATACAACCAAATTCGAATCGTAGTCATTGATAGCCTCCGCAACTCGTAGAGCATCTCGTTCCACCAGCATACCATCAATATTGATGAAGTTTCCATTCCCTGCATTATATACGTCACTCATACGCCAGGAGTTCCTGTATTAGTATCATCTACCTTACCTGAAGTCATCCTTGCTTCACGGTTAACCTGCCTAGCAATAGTCTTACACTCTCTAGTAAGACTCTTAATAACAGCGGCAGGATTAGCATTAATAGTAGCGTTGGTCATGTCAGTAATGGCGTGTAAATTATCAATAGTTACAAGAAGTTTATCTACTGCATCAGCAGATTCCGTAGTCATTTGTTTTACATTTGATGCAGCTTCAATATCAGCTAATTCTTGAGTTGTTAATGGACGTTCTGTCCATACCTCTGTAGGTTTACCAGAAATAAGCTTCACAGAATAATCAAATGTGGTTGTAGCAGTATTAGGAGGCCTTGGTACAATAACTACTGGTAACCAACCTAAAGTAGCTAATTCAGGATCTGACATAGGACGTAAGTCCCAATCACGATTACCATCATTCCACACCTGAGGAAGAGCACCATATTGGATAATAACATTATTTTGAACTAAAGCGTACATCACGGCAGGCCCCATTTCGTTTTAGCGCCAGTCTTGAACGCTGCCCAGTTAGCGTGACCACGAACATCGCCAGCATAGAATCCGACGAACGCCATCTCCTGATTCAAATATCCACCAGAATCGGCATAATTGGAGTTAAGCGAAAGACCGGTGTTCGCATTAGAGCCGGCATTGCCAGATACTGATGTACCATCTACTTCCAAAACCGAGGATACATCATTACCAACAATAGTAAATAGGTGGGCAACAGTATCAGCGGTAACACTAGACACCAAATCTACATTACCACAATTGAAGAACCATTTGGTCGAGGCATTAATGCCGAGTATAGCCCTATTTGATATACTCTTGCCATCCAAGAACTGTAGACTGTTAGTAGCGTTGCGAATATGAATGATTACAACGACCGACCAAGGTTGCGCCACGGCCGTCCAAGCAGTCGTTAATAGACTCTTGAAGTTAGTTGTGAAATCTAGAGCAGCCTGATTATTTAATGCGGCTATTGATGCTCGCCAAATTGGTTGATAAGTACCAGGATTAACAGTAGAAGCATTTCTACCATTACCAGTAGCATCCGGCCAAGTTTGAACAGTTACCCCATCAGCAGGATGACCCCACGCAGGATCATCTGCCCAAAAAGCAGTATGCCACGGAATCATTAATGGAGTAAACGATGCTGATGGTTTATTATAAGAATCAGCAATAATTCCTACAGACAGCGGCATTATACAAAGTCTCCGTGAACATCCCATTCATCGGTAGCTACTTTAACAGCCGTCCAACCAGATTTGGCCCCAAGAGTTACTAAAGTACGAGCCTTATTAACTGTCACTCCAGCACCAGCTACAATAGTCATAGCCGTATTTACTCCAAGACCATCTATTTGAGTACCTACAGGAATGGAGACAGAGCTATTAGGCGGTAAAGTGTAAGTGGGGTTAGTTCCAGTACAACGGATATAAGCTCCACCATCCCCAGAAACAGTAGTTAAGGCCGTTCCAGAATAAGTGTTAACAGTACGAAGGGTAGAACCTACAGGTGCGGCCCAGGTACCATCCGCACGAAAGAAGTTAGTAGTTCCTCCACCGGAATCCGAAGCTAGAATAGTTCTAGCCTGCGAAGGAGTTAAATCCTGTGGAGCACCAGTTGAGCCAGCGCCTCTCCCCTTCATGGTGCTAGCAACCATGTTAGCACTCTTAGCATTGGTTACTACACTATTATCAATAGTCCAGATTGTACCGGCACCTGATACAGTAATATCAGTTTTATCGCCGTCAGTTATACCCCCACCACCGCCAGAATGAGCATCAACATATTGTTTCGTAGCCGCATGGAAAGGGTCTGTAGGATCACTAGGCAAATACAAAGGAACACTAAGAGTAGCAGACCCAACTGCAAGAAAGAATTTAGAAGTTCCATTTAGCATTAACTTAATAATCGGAGCGCCGCCGTCCGAATTAAGAGCCAGAAGGTTCGAAGTTCCGTAAATCTGACTTGCCGGCCATGCTAAATTCTGTAGGTCTGGCATATGCGCCAGAAAGTAAATCTCACCTTGTCGTGCCCGCAAGGGAGTCATTACTTTGGAGTTATCCGTTCCAGCTTCAGCCTCAGGCTGTGTAGCGATCGGAATAGCTCCGATAAGAGCAAGGGGATTACCGTTTACAAATACTGGTCCCCAAATATCAAGGATAGAACCATCAAGCATTGTAAGCTTAATGTCTCCATCCGCATAAACATCACTACGGAGATATAGGACTTTGTCCGTTGGTAAGCTGGGATAGCTTGGCATTTATTTTAAGCCTCTTAATAGCCCTCTTACGAAGTACATCCGTACCATATTTCTTAGACCATTCCTGGGACAAAGCAGGGTGCTTAGCATTTAAGAAAGTTGCTTGAGCGTTAGTCTCAATTGGCACTAGCCATCTCCCATAAACTAAGAAAGGAGCCTCACCCTAGAGGGTATATAGAGTGAGGCTCCCTTCCATTTTCCCAGACAAGGGAACTTAGCTCTCGGTGATGTTCGTCATCTTGCCATGAGCGTTACGCTGATGAGTACCCATCTGCCAGTACTTCTTCATAAGCGCTTCGAATGCATCGTAGTCAGTAACCCATTGGAGAACGCTGCCGCCTCGATCTTCCCAGAACCAATCCTTATCTCGCCAAATCTTGATCTGCGATTCGGAAATGAAGAACATATTCTTATCAGGAGTATCAGGATCGGCAACGACAGGAATGTCCTTTTCACCGTACTGGAACGAAAGACCAGTAAGACCGCCCTCGAACGTCTTAGGTTCATTGTAACGACGGAGTGAAGTAAGAAGGTTCCAGTAGGAACGACGAACCCCAAAGGAAGCAAAGATAGCAGAAATCGTCTGTCCACCGGACCGACGAATATCGTCCACCATCTTAATCATAGGAAGTTCTGTTAGCGCCGTTGTAGTTGAATCTACAGTAGACGCCCACTTCGGAGTAGTAGCCGGGTCAAGAACGTGAAGCGCACCAGTGTTTGATACGATCTTGTTTAGACCTGTAGGTTCCTGGTTATAGTCACCAGTACGAGAAACGTAGTTACCAGAAGCAACTGTGGGAGGGCCACCAGTTACAGTAAACGTAGTATTGGAAGTAATACCGGAGATAACTAGAGCCGTACCACCAGCAACAGGAGTACCAGCAGCGGTAATATCAATAACCATACCTTCATCAAGATGGTTAGTAGTATCAACCGTTACCGTAGAACCAGATGAAGCACCAGTAGCCTTGGCCTTAATACCAGAAGCAATTGCTGCGTCGATGTGACCATATGCAATACGGTTTTCATCTTTCGCCAAGTCATCCTTAATGCCTTCCATTTCCAAGTCCATTGCGGAAGTGAAAGACTGACGATCTGATTCAGCGAGAGCAATAAGCTGTCCAGTTAGACGAATACGGCCATAACCGTACTTCAAGTTTTCCTGAGCAGCCTTTAGCCCTTGACGCCCAGCAGGCGCAATTGCTACGTTCTCTGCACGGTACGAGATACCGGCATTACGAGAAACTCGAACGGGGAACGTAACGTACTTACCACCAACGGCATTGCTTCCAACGCCTTCTGCGGTTCTTTCGATCCGCTTAATGGTAATTCGCTCGTTATTGAGTTGATCGTTGATGTTACCCTCATAGACTTCTTTGAGGATAGCAGCAACTGTGGTCAGGGTTGCAGACATTGATTGTTCCTTACTGCCCGAGTCCTTCGAGCATTTGATTAACGATTTCTCGTCGGTCCTTTCCTCTTAATGATTCGGTTTTGACCTGGCCATTTGGTACACCGCCCTGACCCCCCATTACCTTTGGGGCTTGTCTCGGAGCACTTTGGCTATACTTACCGATCATTTGATTCCATTCCTGAACTGCCTGAGCCACGTTTCCGTGCTCAGCCAGCCGGACTAGAATCCAGTTGTCATCGAAATCACCGTACCTAGTATGCATCGCCGTGAGCACGCCGTCAAGTTGCTGAGCTTCTTGTTGGCTTACTTTCTCTTGTTCCTGGCTCTCTCTCCAAGAACGCAGTTCCTCCATTTCCTGCGCCATGTTTTGCAGCTGGATTTGGGTAGGGTCCTCTTGATACGGCTGCTCATATTCAGGCTGCTCATATTCAGGTTCGTAATTGCTCATAGCTTCCTCTAGTTGTAGAACTCTCATGAGTTCCTTATCAAAGTCCTCACCATACTGTTCCTGCATTCCTTGCCACATGAGACGAAATACGTTCTCAGGATCAGCTCGGAAATTGTTTGCGAAATTGACGTACTGTGCTAGCTGTTCGGGATCACCAAGAGTTTTGTACGGCTTGTACTGATTATGAATCTCTTGGAATCTCTTAGTTACTCCAGCGTCCCAATCCTTAATATATCGACCTACAATGGCTCGATCTTGTGCAGGAATTTTCTCTAGAAATGGTGAAGCTAGAGAAAGATCGTCGCTAGGTTCGCTTTGGCTAGGTTCTACACCTTCTGGTGCATCACCCCCAAAGCTAACTTCACTGGTATCCATTAGAACTAGTAGCTACCTCTCTTGGTGGTGGAACGTCGGGCGTAGGCTGTTGAGGAGTCGAGGGGTCTTGACCCTTTGCAGCCTGATCCGCTTGAACTGCATTACGTTCTTTGAGCATTTCCATCTTATGCTCGTCAACATGATCTTGTACAATCTTCTGAATTTGAGGTGGAAGTAGCTCGTATTCCTGTGATTTTTGGAATTTCTGATGTTCTTCAATGTGAATATCATGAGCATCGTACGGATTAGTTGTTACTTGATATTGTACAGGTTGCCCATCTTGTCCAACTTGATCTTGTCCGGTTGAAGGGTCTTGAACTGTAGCCATTTTATACGCAGGCTGAGTAGAACCCATTGGGTCCATAGGATTTTGTTGCATTTGAGCCTCAGGATCAGGCTTATATAGCGGTTGTCCTTGAGACATCATTACATTCTCACGCTGCGCTTGACGAGAATCCACCATCAATTCATCGTATAGCTTATCAGTTTCAGACATTTGTAGATATCTAAGTGCTTTATTGGGTTCAATGGCACCCATTTTCATCAGTTCAGTAATAAACGCCTGTTTCGCCGCAAGGCTTCTAGGCGCCATTGAACCTGCCTCTACACGAAAATCCATAATAGGATTCAAGTCCGACGCCTTGAATTCCCTAGTCTCCATGTATTGGTTCTTTGAAGTCATCCGTACAATACGGTCAGTATCCCAATAATCGTGTACGTTAGCTAAAACCTGGATACCTGTTACCTGGACAGCATTTTCTATGGACTGTACGGTGTGATACAGAACAGTATCATTTTCCTCAGACAAATAAGCGATAGCAGAAGCAGCTTCAACACCTGGTGGAGTCTGTCCTTTCGCAATTTCAGTCTGAGAAGAAATATCATCCATATCTGCTAGGATAATTTCACGTTCTTTATCAATACTGGTAGGAAGCTCTGGCTGCTCTAGAGGCTTTGGAGGCTCAAATCCCATATTAATAGCTAATAGTAAACCTGGTTGACTATTAAATTTCTTTGGATCAAATGCACCAGCCGTATAATACCATTGTGGCTTAGCGGCTAGGTTCCTATGCTCCAGTGTAATAGAACGTGTTCTGTTATACTCCTTCTGAGGGGAGATGAGCGACTCTACCACTGATTTCGCATAGAAGTAACCTGTGGGAATGTGGTCAATCTTAGCGAATGGAAACTGACCATGACGGTACGGATATTCGTAATTGTATTGCTGCGGAGCTACTAAATCAGACTCTTCAGGTTTACCTACAGGCTCTTGTTCGTCTACAGCATTAGTATCAGGAGAACCTACAGGGGGCTTACCTGGTGATGCCGCTGTAGTAATTCCCTTAAACAGTTCTTCAATTTGCTGCATAGGGTCCATTTCCATCTGCGCAGGGTCCATTTGCATCCCTGGCATTTCTGGCATGGCCGGAGGCTCATATACGTAGATTACTTTACCTTCACCAGTAATGAACATTGCCCCGTTGGGGTATTCCTTACAAGGCTTAGCGTAAATCTCTTTAACGTAGCACTGTTTATTTGAAGCGTTCTTAATCCCTGTAGCAGACATAAAACGAGCGTCTGCAATCATAGACGCATCTGTACCAGGCGGCAATTCTACTCCGTACATCATATACACGTCCTCAGGATTCATAGTCCTGGCATGGATCATATACGGCTGAGTCTCTAGCTCAGTAGAAAGAAGGTTCGGTACGAAAATGTGGAAAGCCGGGACAGCATCGAAATCAATCCGCCCCGGCCTTCCATCAATGTCCGTTTTATTTGGATCGTAGTAATTTTTCAGGAAAGAAGTCCCACAAATGGTAGCCCACAGTGTAGCTTCCAAACGCTTCCTATTGAAGTACTTCGTACGAAGGATGAACTCAGCGATAGAATCGCCGGCCATAGCTGCAAGCCTGTCTTTTTCATCCGTCGATTTGGGAACGTTATAGAACTGCGGTTCTTCTTTAGAAAGCTTAGTTACTTCGGTCCGAATAATGCGGAGGATTCTGTTGGCAGTATGCCTTACTCTCCACCTGTCAGTTTGAGGCTGTTCTACAATGGCATAGCCGCTAGTTGTCTTACTAGTAACAATCCATTGGCGACCGTAGTAAAATAACAGATTCTCATGCCATTGGCGCTCGAAGGCAACACGTTGTTGTTGGCACGACTTTAACTTGTTATCCCATTTTTCGACTAGGTTAGCATCAGCCGAACCAACAACTTGTGTGACCATTATGACTTAGCGGTTTCCTTTGACTTAGCTTCCGCTTCCTTCGTAGCCTTGTCCCGCTCTTCTGCTTCCTTGTTCAACTGAGCGATTACTTCCTCAGTTGAATGAGCAGCTGAAGGACGCTCGAAGAGATCATCAGGGATCTTCGTAAGGAAACCTGCGTCTACCCTATTAGGAGAGTCAACGAGACCAAAGAATTCAGGGCCGACTACGCCATAACGAGCGAGTCCTTCCCGAAGCTTATCCTCACCAATTTCTCCACGGAGATACGCCATAACTACATCGTCAGGAGTCTGTAGAACCCTTGGCGCTGAAAGAACAGGCTCATCAACCGTAGTTTTTGCTGCTGGCTTAGATGATTGTTCCGTTGACGGATTGCTCGACATAATTAATCTCACTTTCTAGAAATTCAATGGCATCTTGTGGGATGCCGTCTTCGTACTCATCAGTCTTTTCCGAAGAGTCCTCGGAAATTGGATACGGGGTCTGGTTCGTCATCATCACTGTCTGCGTCAGTGTCTGAATCGCCTCCTTCTGAATCTGAATCGTCGCCATCAGGTTCGTCACTAACGTCTGATACGACTGAATCAGAAACTCCGGGTTCAGGTAGTCTGAGTCCATCAGTTACCAATTCCTCTTCGTTATCATAAGTAGGCTCAACGTAATCTCCATTTTCCCACGGAACTTGTCCCAATACAAATACTTGCGCATCCCTCGCAACACTAAGAGCTAGGCTGTCCCAGCACTCATTACATAGATAAATGCTGCCATGATTCTGTGGATTGAATATGTTGTCCAAATTAATTTGAGTGTCTACAAACCACTTCCGCTGTCGTGGATCACCTACACCGCAGACAATACATTGATATGGTGGAAAGATCGGCCTCTCCAAAATGTTTACCATTCGAATCCTTTTCTTTCCTCGTTAGCGAAACAAAGTTCGTAATCCATGTCCTTCAAACCAGCTACAGGAAGGTCTAGGATATTACCTACAGGGCCGTCGTACTCTTCCCCTTCCAATACAGGCCTGCTCATAATACCGTATCGTAGAGCGTCCATACAGTGGTCGTTCTTCTTAAGCGGAAACTCTTTCTTGTTACGACGTGCCTCGATCTTACCGCTTGCATAGCGGTCCCAACGGTAATTAGAAAGTTCCTTTAGCGTATTCTCGCAGCGGCGTGTAATGAACAGCATCCTCTGCCTAAAGCGGTTTTGCATCCGTGTGAGTCCTGCCCGTACATCATTATTACCCAGAGCAATAGGTACACCATGTTCCATATACTCTGTCTGAATAGATGTTCTAGTAATGGGCGAAGTATTACGAATAGTTGGGTCTCCAACACAGTATAACGGATTTAGTTGGAGAACTTCAAGTCTTGCCAAATACTGGTGAGCCAGTTCTCTTACAATCTTTCTAGTCTCGTAGATTTCATCGTAAACAATTACTCGTCCATCTCCATCGTAGGCACAAAAGAGAAAAGCGGCTGGATTTGCGTACCCGTGGTCCATACATACGAAGTGTCCCCAACCTTCGAGGTAACGTTTAAAGTTATGGTCCAAGATATCATCGAGAACATTCCCTCCATCGAAAGCGTCTCTAGGAGAATATGCTCCAGCGAAGATGAGACCCGTATGCGTAATGAACGTTCCCTTTCTTCTTGCTGCTCTTTCTTCAGGCGAGAGTCCTCTTGTAAGTCTATCTAGTGCTTCAAGAGAAATGTGTGGGTTCTCTTCAGTGTCCACTTCGAGAACGAAAATACTAGTATCTCCTCCAGCCCAGGGATCGTAGATTCTATCTTTAATCCACGTCATTTCAATGAGCGGCGTCATTGAAATCCAGTAATCTCCATCCGTGTCTACAAGTCTCATGAGGCATTCGTCAAAAATTTCTTCCGGCGGCTCTTCGTCAAAGAAGGTAAAATGTCTGGAAGTTCCAGCAAACTTTTCAACGTCCTGTTCGTAGGACATTAATTCAAGAAAGCTGCCGTTGTTAAGAGATAGTGTTCTCGCCTGTTTATCATAAGAATCTTCCCAGGAACCGTTACGTAAGAAGCTAGGTGGTACCCATTTCGCTAACTCTGGAAGGATAATTTTTTTGATTCCGTCTTCAATGTCAACACCTACACCCCTCCCGCGGACGGGAGGTAAAGGAATGTCATCCCTGTATTTATGCTGACCTGTCAAACGCATTACTGCTTCAGTAACAGTTGCTACTGTCTTACCAGAACGGTTTCCCCCAATGTAAAGTTTCTCTTTATGGTTACTTCTGTGAAACTTCTCTTGGCTTAAGTGCGGCTTGTATGAATTGATCCCTGGGTTTGTCGCTACGCGTCTCAGGTGTTCTTCTGCTATAAGAGCTAAATCAGCAAAAGAGAATTCCTCTTCTTGTACTTTCTTAGGCAATCTTAATGTACTCTCTGTGCGGCCGAGTCAAAGCTTCGTAACACCATTCGTCGTAAACACCAGAGAAGTTTTTGAATCCTAGGTCTAGTTGCATCTTCTTAACAGCGTGAACAGTTAGAGGTCCGTAGTAGCCGTCGTTAGCTGCATCATAATACCCACGTTCCGTGAGCAATTCAATTAAATCGAACACGTGAACATCGTGGTCCCCAATTTTCAGAGTTGGGGACGGAACGGGGTTTTTAATAACTTCTTCTAGTAATGTTCTCTGGTTACGCTTTAGTACGTCAGTAGGCTTCTCGTTTTCCCCTAGAAGCAATAGGACTCTAATCTTGTCAGAATTAGTACATTTTGTATGTGCTCCACGAATGACGTAGACGCCCTCAGTGTTCTGCGAAAGAGCGTAATTGAAATCAATGTCCGCTAAAGGGTGTTGAGTAATACTCTCCATGAAAAGGTCGTTTAGAACGTCCTGAGGGTTTCTATGAATAAAGAGTAAATTCTTGTGAATCGGAACAAACTCTATACCTACAGGGGGGTCAGTAAAGTAAGGGAGAGCGGTGTGGTCCTCCATAGTATTATTCCTTGGGATGTTAGCTGTCCAAGTCGAACGAGGGAATACTCTCATCATTTCTTCTTTCATAGTAATAAAGGTCTGGACCTGTCACACGGATTTTTCTTCCGTTAAAGAGTTGTACTGTAAAGCAATCTACGTCTGTTTCTTGCCATACGTTCAGAATCGGCTGAGACAGGTATTCCTCAAGCCTTCTTTTAAAGGACTTAGGAGACGTTACGTGTAGGTTGTGAGAGTTCCCCTGTAATGATGGAACTTGACTTGATGTCATTAGCGACCCTTCCTAAAATGTCTGGGGAAACGTGTAGAGCTAGAATCTCCATAATAGCCTGCATAATAAGTAGGATTTGGGAATTAGCGTTTTGTTGTGGTCTGTAAATGTTCTGCATCTCATGGTAGTGCCGAATGGCACCTAGGTCACCTTCGACTACTAACTGTCTTAGAGCTACTTTCGCGTCTAACGCAGTGTCCTCGTCGAAGATTTCACCAAGTCTTGTTTTGTAGTAGAGGTTGTGTTCTTCATCACGTAATAGGGCTGTCCACTGTTTAGTGGTAAGTCCCGCCTCCTTTAACTTCGCCGCTATAGCTCTCTTATCATAGCAATTGACAATAAGGTTTACAGCTAGTACGAAGTTAGGCTCTAAGTATTCAAGAGGTGTTTCATACGGACGGATACCGCGATTCGTGAGCGGTTCTTGGAGAGATAGGAGTAATGCGTTCCAACCATCATGTGATGAAGGGAGGTATTGTTTTGCAAACCTGTTTTCAAAGTCAGCTTTATTAGGTAGCTTTTTGTACTTGAAGTAAAACGTTTCTACGAAAGTAATCATATCCTTTCTATTTTCTTCAGTATCTACTTTAGTAGGCCAGAACTGAAGTTCAGGAAAAGTATTTGGAGTGCTTGAAAAGTGTAGTTTCGGAAGAGATGGCTTACCTACAGGTGGGGTAGGCCGTTCTTCATGTTTGGGTTCTTCTTCTTCTGGTGTGTTGAATTTCTTGATACTCTTCATAAACTCATCTGAGTCTTGAATGAGTCTCCTTGCCTTAGAACGTTCAGAAGCCATAATGAGTGATAGTAGTTTAGTGTGCTCAAAAAATCAAATTTAAAAAAAAATTGTGTGCTTAAAAATCCTTTTTGAAAAATTTCTCTCTCTTGCTAAAGAAATGAAGCATCCCTTTGTCGCATAAGGGGGATCAACTCGTTGCGGATGCAATTGTTTCCATACACAACTGTTGTGGGGTACAATAGTTGCGAGGGTCATCGAATTTCTTGCGGTGTCAACCATTGCGGGGGCAAGCTATATCCTATAGGATGTAGGCTATTGCTTGCGATAGAAACATCCGGATGTTTACAACGCAACTATTCACACGTAATCGAACGTACGTGGAATATTGCAGCTCTGCCACTTTCTCGAAATGTATTGACTCTCGCGCCGAATCGGCGCATACTGTCTTTACACCGCACCGCACAGCCCCCACCGATCGCCGCGAGTAGTTCTCGCAAACCGGGTAACCTCTGACCCTGTCCGGTATAGAAATTGTAGGGATGGGTGTCGATTCCATAATCGGTCCCGTAGCGCACTACGGCATGGAAGTTTCAACCTACTAACGAAAGGCACTCACAATGAGTGACGACGTGACAGTCAGCGATCCCGAATCCGATGCAGTCGAGCCGATCGACTGGGCCGGTATGCTCGCATCGGTGGTCAACATCTACACGGTGTTGTATCCGATCGTAGCATCGGGAACGTGGGAGGAATGGGAAGCATCGGAACAGCTCGAACTGGCGAACGTGATTCGCACTGGCCGTAAGGTATTCGAGAACATCCTGCGACCTCCATTCGACAAGACAACCATCGCTGGGCACAAGTCCGGGAAAGTATCGACCGAGGTCAAGCCGCTCCGAGCGGAACGTGACCCCGACGGTGCCAAGCCTGGACGCCCTGCCCCGACAGCGATGGACGTTCTCACGAAAGCGCTAGCCAAGTAGGGCGGCGACCTGGGCATGTCGATAAACTGCCCACCCTAGCAACGACAACGAAAGGCAAGTCAATGTCAACACCTAGAATCGTTCTCATCGAGAGCGGACGGTATGCGACAGGGTTTACGATCGAGCACGATTACGGCCAGTCCGTTATGGTCACGATCACAGTCGAAGGGGGAGACAATCCGGTAGCGCACACGGTAAACGTGAACGCCGCCGAATTGCTCGCCGCTCTCAACGTGATTACGGCACGGGCAGCCCGATCATGAGCGACCGGGACTACTGTGAATCCTGCCATCGACTGAGGTCAGTCGGTTGGTACCTAGTGGACGACAACATGGAAACGACATTGTGCGAACGGTGCGTTTCCTCACTCCGCAAACACTGCGAAGTAGACCGGCTTCTAGTGCGTAGCTAGTAGCACGGTATGGGTGGGAGTCGAAAGACTCCCACCCATCCGGGCAATCGGTATCGCACAAACAAACGAAAGGCAATCATGTTCACTCACATAGACTCATTCGGCGACAAGCTAAATGTCTGGTTCGATGACAACAACGGAATCATCGTTGCTACTGGCAACGGCCCTACCGATGGAACGTGCATCGAAATGGACGTGCGTGCAGCCGAAAGGTTGGCACGGTATCTTAATGATCGACTGGCAGTCCGTACGCTCCCAGTCGATTGGTCACCCTGCGATTGCGACGACTGCACCAACCCGATTCGGTAGTCGAGTAGCTCCCCCGAAAGGGGGAGCACGCTCGGTCGCAACCACCGCGGTCGCAAAT